ATCATTGACAGTGTTGTTGTGTTCAACATATTGCAGGCCTGTCTGTGAAACATAGCCAGAAATGTAGTCAGTTGCCCAGGCAGTGAACTCAATGGTCTGCAGTTCTTCTGCAGGGGCTTCTGCAGGGGCTTCTGCAGGTGCTTCTGCAGGGGCTTCTGCAGGTGCTTCTGCAGGTGCAGGCAATTGTTTCAAAAGGCAGGTGATGGTTCTTTTTTCACCTGCAGAAAGACTGTCAGCATTTTCTTCACGATACGAGATCAAGCAGGCTGCAAGCCTTGCAAATGCTTCTTTTTTCCCTTTGTAACCATAGCGATCATAATATCCCAATTCTTCAGTAATACATTCAAGTTGCATGTCTTCACTTGCAGGCAATGAACGCAAAATGAAGTCAGCATTGTTTGAGATGACAATGTAGAAGTCAGAAGTGTTGTTCAGTTCTGTCCAACCTTGCGCGCCGTATGTTCCGAGATATTTTCTCATTGTGTGTGCCTCCTTTGTTGTTTGTGTGTACCTTGGATCTTGTTTATAGCAGACCCCTGAACCCCTTGTCTACAAAAAAACTACACTTTGTTACAACTATTTTATAAGTCATTGTTCTGCTTGTGTTTTTCAGGCTAAGAAAAAAAGCTTGAGGCAAGGGCGCGGCCACCTCCCGGCCCAGTGGGCGGCCATTAAAAAATCTTGCAACTGACTGTTTGCAAAGGCTTTTCAGGATTCTGAATCGTCGTTCATGGCCATCTCCCGGCCCAGTGGGCGGCCATGACGGTCTGCAAGTCATTGATTGCATTGACAAAAAGTACTGCCCCCTTATACCTTATAAGGGGAAAAAGCCCTGCAGGCTTTTTTCCCCTTGTCACTGCAGCACATTCCCTGCAGGGGAAGTGCTGTGACACCTTAGATCTTGATCCGGATCGTGTTCTCTTTTTGCGCTTCCTGTGCCACACTGTAGACTCACAAGGGGGCGCGGAAATGAACAAAGACATCATCATCAAGGTCAGGATGACACAGGCACAAGTTGAAGCCCTTGACAGGGCAGTTGCAGGCAGCCCTGCAGACACAAGATCAGCATGGGTCAGGTGGGCAATTCAACAGGCACTGCAGGCAGCAAAGACAGGCAAGGAACACTGACCAAACTGCACATTGCACAGGGGGCGCGCCCATGACAGAGAAGAAGAAACGAGGCAAGAAGAGACTAAGCAAGGCCCTTGTGATTGAAGCCCTGCAGAAGGCAAACGGGGTCAAGGCCCTGGCAGCAAGGATGTTGAAGGTCAAGCGGCAGTCAATTGATCATTGGATCAAGAACTATGCAGAAGTTGCAGAAGCCTATGATGAAGTGAATGAAACCACGATTGATGAAATTGAGGGCATGTTGATCAACAACTGCAAGACAGAAGGCAAGCACCAACAACGGGCAATTGAATACTATCTGACAAGCAAGGCACGTCACAGGGGATACGGGGCGCGGGAAAAGCAAGCAGACACAGAAAAGACTGTCATCATTCAACACACAATCCCCGGCTTCACTGATGACTGAAGTGCAGGTCAACTATGAACCACTGCCTGCACAGTCTGCCTTCCACCTTGAAAGAAGCAGGGTCAAGTGCCTGCTTGGGGGTGTAGGGTCAGGCAAGACAAAGGCAGGGGCTGCAGAAGCCCTGAACCATTGCCTGCATCAACCAGGGCAAGACGGCATGATTGTCAGCCCGACATACAACATGCTGACAAGGCTGTCATTGCCTGCCTTTCTTGACATGCTGCCTGCAGAGTTGATTGCAGAACACAGGAAAGGTGACAGGGTCTTCATTCTGCACAATGGGGTCAAGGTCTGGTACGCTTCAGCAGACAGGCCTGAAACACTTGACGGCACAAACCTTTCCTGGTGGTGGGCAGATGAAGCCCGCTACATCAAGCGGTCAGCCTATCACACTCTGCTTGCCCGCTTGCGTCAGCCCGGTGCCAAAAGGCACCAGGGCTTTCTGACAACAACCCCTGAAATGAATTGGTTATTCGACGAGTTTGGCAGTGATGCAGCCCCTGCAGACAGGGCAGTCATACATGCAAAGACTTCAGACAACATACACAACCCTGATGACTACATTGATCAAATGCAGAGAACCTACTCTGCAAGCCTGTTCAACATGTATGTTGGAGGGCAGTTTGTTCACCTGTCAGGGGGTGTCTTTGATGACTTCAATGCAGCAGTGCATGTGCAAGACCTGACAGTTGACTCACGTTTGCCTGTCTGCCTTGCCGTTGACTTCGGATACAGGAACCCTTCTGTCCTGTACTTTCAACATGTGCCCTTCTGCAAGCAGCACGGCACAAAGAACTGCATGCACATCATTGATGAAGATCAACCTTCAAACTGCAGCACAAGGCAACTTGTTCAACTGATTGAAGACAAATGCAAGCGCAAGGCCTTCAGAAGGGGCATTGCCTATGTTGACCCTGCAGGGGCTGCTGCATCAATCGTTGAAGGCTATTCTGACGTTAGCCTGTTGAAGGGGGCAGGGTGGAAAGTTGTCGCCACCTATGATCCCCGAAAAAGGTGGATACCCTACGGGATTGATCAAATACGTCTGAAACTGAAGCCACACAACAGCCCTGCAGAGATCTACATTGACAAGGCCCTGAAACATGAAAGGGGCATCACAAGAAGTCTGCAGGCTTCAAAGTATCCTGACAAGCAGGCAGGCACACAGGCAAACATTCCCTTGAAGTGTGGATTGTATGACCATGCCCGTGATGCCCTTCGCTATGCTGTCATTGGTCTTGAAAACAAGGGGGTCAAAGTATTGTGATAGTGACACTGCAACAGGCAAACGCGGCCTGCAACCTTGCTGCCCGTTGGTATGCAGAACGAAACAACAGACCCTTTGAAGGGTGGGGCAGTGACTGCACTGACCGCTCAAAGATGCCCTGGTTCCTTGATGTCATGAACAAGGCCTGCCTTCTGCTTGCCTTTGAACAGGGCACTGCCTTTGCTGCCCTGTGGGGGCGTTGTATGCAGGAAACAGGGGCTGCCTGGTATGATCAAGAACAGAAGTCAGATGCAGAGTGTGAAAGGTTGTACGGCTATCAGACAAGCACAGGGCAGAACCTGGGCAACACTGAACCCGGTGATGGGGCACTGTTCAAGGGCAGGGGTGTCATTCAACTGACAGGTCGTGCAAACTATGAAAAGGCACAGGCAAGGTTCAACGTGCCCTTTGTGACTGAACCTGACCTTGTCATTGAACCTGTGAATGCTGCCCGGATCATTGTCTGGTATCTTGTTGAAGAAATGCCTGCAAGGCATGGGTGGAATACTCCGTATCCGTGGTTGATTGACAGTGACCTGTCCCTTGAAGAGAAAACCTACAGGGTCAGTGCCTGCATCAATTGGGGCTTTTTTCAGCCCTGGAACAGGCACCCTTCAAAAGAACAGATTCATGGTTGGCCTGAAACTCTGATGTATGCACAGGCAATGTCTGACATCATAGGCCTGGCACCATGAACACTTTGAAAGACAAGAACCCCCTGTTGCTTGAAGGTGATTGCCTTGAACTGATGAAAGGCCTGCCTGACTGTTGCATTGATGCAGTTGTCACCGATCCCCCCTATGGCTTGTCCTTCATGAACAAGGGGTGGGATCATGCAGTGCCCCCTGTGGCAGTGTGGCAAGAGTGCTTCAGGTTGTTGAAGCCAGGGGGACACCTTCTAGCGTTTGCAGGCACAAGGACACAACACAGAATGTGTGTGAACATTGAAGATGCAGGCTTTCAGATCCGTGACATGATTGCATGGGTGTACGGTTCAGGCTTCCCGAAAAGTCACGACATCAGCAAGGCAATTGACAAGGCAGCAGGGGCAGAAATTGAATATGTTGCACATCCTGCCTATGCAAAAAACAACGGCAACAAAGCCAAGGGCAAGTTTGGTCAATGCAACAGAAAGCATGACATCAGGTGCATACCTGTGCCAACAACAGACATTGCAAAACAGTGGCAGGGGTGGGGCACTGCCTTGAAGCCTGCCTTTGAACCTGTAACGGTAGCAAGAAAGCCCCTTGCAGGCACAGTTGCAGAGAATGTGTTGCAGCACGGCACAGGGGGCTTGAACATTGACGGCAGCAGGATTGATTCACCTGACAACCCTGTCAACAGGTACCCTGCAAACTTACTTCACGACGGCAGCCCTGAAGCAGTGGCACCCCTGCAGGGCAATCAAAGGTTCTTCTACTGTGCAAAGGCCGATCAATCAGACCGTGATGCAGGCCTTTCAAAGGCAATCAGCACAGGGCCTGAAAGAAGCAACAGAGACGACATTGACAACCCCTACATAGGCACAAGATCCCCTGCAAGGAACAACCACCCCACAGTCAAGCCCCTTGCCCTGATGAAGTACTTGTGCAGGCTTGTCACACAACCCGGGGGCGTTGTTCTTGACCCCTTCATGGGTTCAGGCACAACAGGCAGGGCTTGCCTTGAAGAAGGCTTCATTTTTGTGGGCATGGAAAAAGATCCTGAGTACTTCAAACTTTGTCAGCAAAGGGTGACAAGGGTGCAGTTGCCCTTGTTTGGAGGTCTTCTGTGAGCAAGTACGAAGATCTTTTTGCAAGGCAGGCAGAAGCAGCAGGCCTGACCTTTGAACGGCAAGTCAGGTTGATACCTATTCAAAGAACAAAGCCCTTGCACAAGAACAAAGACCTGAAGACAAGGCACAAGGTTGACTTCTTGTTCAGGTCTGCAGGCATTGTTCTTGAAGTGCAAGGGGGCACATGGTCAGGGGGCAGACACACCAGGGGCAAGGGGTATGAAGGGGACTGCCTGAAACAAGCCCTGTTGCAACTTGAAGGGTTCACGGTGTACTATTGCACAGGGTCACAAGTAGAGTCAGGGCAAGCACTTTCATGGGTCAGGGAAGCGATAGACAATGACAAGAAAAGCAAGACCCCCTGCTGCTGCAGTGGCAGAAGCAAAGAAGATGTTGAAGTGGCGCGACAAGTACGGCAGAAAGCAAGTCAAGGGCGCGACAAGGGTGGGGTGGACAAGGGCACAACAACTTGCCAAGGGGCGCGCCCTGACTGAAGCCACAGTCAGAAGAATGGCAGCCTTTCAACGACACAGAAAGAATGCAGAAGTTGATGACAGGTACAAAGGGACACCCTGGAAGGACAGGGGGCGCGTTGCCTGGGGCACGTGGGGCGGCACAAGCGGGGTCAACTGGGCAATCAGAACTGTCAAGAAGTGGAACAGAGAAGACAAGCAGAAGGCTACAAAGAAACGTCAGAACAAACGGGCACAGAGAAGAAGGAAAAGGCAAAGATGAACATCACAAGTGAAATGTTGCAGGCCCTTGTCAGGTCACAGGAACAGACAGATCGGCGTGAATACGTTGCAGGCCTGCTTGACATCTTCACAGGTGACTGGGGGCACTTGCTTGACGCTGAACTGCAGAAGTTGTTCCTGCCTCAGACGTATGAAAGGCTTGCACTAAGGGCTGACACTTCAATCAATGTCTTCAAGCAGGCTGCAGAACAGATTGCAGCGATCTACTCCCGGCAGGTCACAAGGACAATTGACAATGACCCTGCCCCCTTTGACGTGTTTGCAGATCTTGACATGGCTTTCTTCTCTGCAGATCAGACTGCCTTTGTGTGTCAAGAAGTCTTTGTCAGGCCTTTGTATGACCCTGACAGGGGTGTCATCACAGTTGACCTGTTGACCCCTGACAGTGCATGGGCAATGCCTGCAGACCTTGACCCCCTGGGCCTGAAGTTCCTGATGTATCAAAGGGGTGAACAGTATGTTGTGTGGACTGCAAGCAATTTTGCAGTGTATGACAGAGACTTCAACCTGTTGCCTGACCCTGACAACCCTGACCACGTCAACCCTTTTGGTGTCATTCCTTGGGTCTGCATTCACAACAAGTACCCTGCTGACGGGCAGGTGTTCCATGAAGGGCAGTCTGAACAACTAAGGCAGGCAACGTTGTCAACAGGCATTCAGAAGACAGACCTGAACCACATTCAACACCTGCAGTCATTCAAGCAACTTGTTGGCATAGGCTTTGATGACAGTGACAAAGCACAGAAGATGTCAGACCCTGCTTCAATCCTGACTGTTGACAACCCTGGTGCTTCTGTCAGTGTTCTTGACATGCAAGCCAACATCAAGAGCCACCTTGATGCAGTGCTTGAAGCAAGTTCAGTGACTCTGAATCAATTGGGCATCAGGCCTGAAATGACAAGGGGCACCCTGTCTGCATCTTCAGGCTATGCCCTGACAATTCAACTGCACAACCTTGAAAGGCAGTGGGAACAAAGGCGAAACCTGTGGAGACTGTACGAACAACGTTTCTATGATGTTGCGCGCCTTGTGTGGCAGGCCTTCACAGGTGAAGCACTGCCTGAAGGCAAAGTGCAGGTTGAATATCAACCCCTTGGCCCTGGTGCCAACCTTGTTGAACAGGTCAACACCTTTGCAGTTGCTGTCAGGGAGAAACTGTTGTCAAGGCAGCATGCAATGCAGCAACTGTGGGACATGACACAGGAACAGGCAGAAGCAGAGATTGCATTGATTCAGCAAGAAGAAGTTGCCCTGATGCAACCCCTGTTGCCCTTGACAGGCCTGTCTGATGTCAATTGACAGCCTGACAGAGACTGCAGAAGAACAGGTCAAAAGGATTGCAAGGCAGTACAGAAAACAACTGCCTGACTTGCGTGACTTCATTTTGCAGTGGATACGAGACAACAGACAGGCTGACGGGCTGCTACGCTCACAGGTCAGCCTTGAACTTGTGTATGCCTTGATTGATCGGGCAGGCACTAAGAAATACTTTGACTTCGATCCCTTCTTGAACCTTGCCACAGAAGCAGCCCTGCAGAAGTTGAAGGGCCTGGGGATTGAATACACAGGGGGTCTTGAAACGCCTTCAATCAGGGGGCTTGAAGCAGCCCTTGCAGGTGAAGGGGTTGCCTTTCTTGAACAGCAGCAGGCAGCCCGTGACACTGCAACCCTGCAGGTTGCAAGGGTCAGAGACAACATTGCAGCACAGGTGCAGCAGGTGTTGCTTCAAATGCAGGTTGTGCCCACCCCCTTGACAGTGGCAGCAGCACAAGTGTCTGCAGTCAGCAACCTGTCACAGGGTCAG